GAGAAAATTGTAGATGATAGACTCCCAAGTTTTCACTGGAGAAAATACATCTTCAAAATTGATCTTTGCTTCATAAGCCATCGTGATAACTAAATCAAACAACTTCATCTTATCATCAAGTTTTTTAACAATCTCAACATCCTTGATATTGTATTCTATGAACTTTTGATAATCAGTTTTATACAAGTCATAACCTTGCATCTCTTCATCTGTTATCTTACCCATGCCCAACTCTACTTGGCCGATGTAGTCTAGTCGATAAGACTCCCTAAGTTTATATGTAAACTTTTTATAGAGATCAATGTAATCTAAAACTGAAACACCAACGATACTATAAAATTGATTGTCTCTACCAGCTATGATAACATTTCTATCATAAACTCGTTTGATAGGAGAGAGTAGTTTGAAATCTAAACTTAGTTGTTTGAGTCTATTGACAATGTATGGAATATCAAAAAACTTACAATTCCACCCAGAAACAATTTGTGGAGGATTGTCCTTCCACCAAGACAAAAATAAATCCATCATTTCTTCTTCGTTATCACAACGAAAATAATTAACTTTTTTATCAGTATCCTTAGATACAAATTCCCCCATTCCAAAGACATAGTAGATATCAGTTACACTGTTATGTACAGTGATTGCTGTTATTGGTGCATCGGCTAAACGAATATCAGGAAAACCTTCATCCGATGCAACTTCTATATCAATTGTGTAAATGGAAATTTTAGATGTATCCCAGACAACTTTATCGGGATATGTTTCAGAAATGTATTGAGAAACAATATTCTTATTTCCGTAAAACTGGAAATTAGTCACACCCTTATATTGTTCAATCCAATTCTTACACTCATCAATAGAACCAAGCTTTAAACTACCTAGTGGTTTATTGTCTAGTGTTTTAAAGTCTGCTTGACTTGGTTCACAAGGAACATACATTGTGGGATTAAAAGATTCATAACCTGAATACTCTACTCCCTTATTATCTATCTCTCGAATATAAAGCCTATTACCTATTTGACTAACATATGTGTAGAATTTCATTATATAATTATACCAAAAAAAGATTCAAAATACAAGGAACAACATCAGGGAACAACTATCCCCGAACCAAAAGCACGACTATACTCATTAGCTATTGTCTTACTTGGGTTAGCAACAACTTGTATTTGTTCTTCTTTGAGTTGGTATTCTTTATCTTCTGCATAAGGAAGCCAAGGTTGGAGTCCAATCTTTTCTTTATTCACAGGTATCATTACAACTGGATTTGTTATAATATTTTGAATATCATCAAACTCACCAATTATTTCCTCACCATTACTCATTCGTACAATCTTTACATTCATCACTTTTCTCCTTTATAACAATTGTTTTTTCCTCAGTTACTGCTTCTAAAACCATTTCCTTCTTTTTTTTCTTTTTATTAATCATATGTTCTTTGATAAGATCACCAGATAATTGACTAGCCGTTCCTATTGTATATGCAATCAATTCTGAACATCCTATTGTTCCAACATATAAAAATATAATTAAAAATAGTTTACTCATAATCACCTCAAAAAATTAAGTTATCATCAATTTCAAATGGTTTCTTAGTTGGAGTTTTTGTTGTTTTAATTCCAACATTACCAATTGTATATTTAGCTTGTAAGTCCCACTCAGACTTTTCACTAAACGGAAGAATTTTCATTTGTCGAATAGACGTTGTAGGTTGGGCTTTCTCTGGTATAACTATTTCTACCAGTTCCCACTCATTCAATAAATTTACAACAGTGTTTCTTCGTTCTATATCATTTTCAGAAATATTTGTCGGTTTACCATCAAGCGCAAATAATTCTTTAAAGTGAACAATATAATATTTACCTTGTTTGTGGAGTATATGACAAGATTGAAATAATTTCTTTTCCCTGCGTGAAGCTATTCCAATTCGTGTGAGGGTTTCTTTAACTTTTAAAAAATCATCATCTTCTTTCAATCGAACTTCTATCATATCTTCCATAGACCATTTTACATTCTCATTCATTTCATAAGTTCCTTTCAAATTAAGTATTACATAATATAGATATTTATAAGATTAGGAACTTCCCCCCTTATACATCATCTTCTTGATATGCTCTATATCACTCTCGGATAGTAGTGATAACGCGTTCTCTGCCTTGGAATTGCTATAATTGAAGTAAGATTTTATTAATTCTATATTTTCTATCTTCTTACCTTTTATCCAAAACTTTCTTGCTCGTTTCTTCTTATCTATAGAGTGATATAAAAAATCATAATGAAGCTTATCGTCAACATCAGTGTATAAGTTCATTTCATTGATGTAATGAAGCAAATCAATATGATATGATAAAGTACGATTTATAAGAAATTTCTTATAGTCTTTTCTCTCACTGATATCAGAATCATAATGTTCTTTAGTAATCAAGTCACTTGCATATTCAAATGGATTCATTCATCATCCTCAAGATCTGGTGATTCATCTGGTCTATAATCTTTGAAGTGTGCTTTTAATGATTTATCATATGGATTCCAATTTACATTTCTTAGATGCCTTAGAGAAGGTTTTCTGACTTTCTTCTTTTTCTCGGGCATATTGATTGCAGATGGATCTGGAAACTCAGGTCCTGTAGGCCCATATGGATCAAGAAAATCTTTTGCATGCTTCTTGAGAAAATCTCCTTCATCTTTCATATCTTTTCGTAAGTTATCTTTTTCACCTTCCATATCATCTATAAAGTTCTGTTTATACTCACTCATACGTCTACGAAAATCCTCAACTCTTTTTTTCTTTTCGTCATCTTCTTCTTCTGTTCTTGCATCAGCATCTTCTTTACGAAGCTTAACAATCATTTGTTTTGTTTCAGGACTTAAACTTTCCCACTTCTTCATTAGTACTTTGTTTAAGTTGTGGTAAATACGATGGTATAACTCTTCGTTCTCAAGTGCAGAAGCTAGAGCTAATACAAGTGAAAATGTTTTACTTAAATCTTCTATATCACCTACATAACCATCTTCTGAATTTTCAAGGTCATGGCTAACTAACTCGATAGTTCCGTTTGACCGTACAACTAAAGCACTATCGTCAGTTGATAATTTAATATAAAGATTTCCTTCTTCATCATAATTGTTTTCTGAATCATCGTCCTTGTTATCCATTGAAACCCCCTTTAATACTAATTATAGTTATTTATAAGTTTATGTCGTTTAATAATGTTGCTAATGTTGGAACACTAACAAGCGACGTCATTATAATTAACTTAGCTAGATCGTCTATTTCACCTTTTCTATCATTCTTTACTGCATAATCATATGCTTCTTCTATATGCTTCATAGGATCTTCATTCCATTCTGTTTCTTGACCATTAAGTTTTAGAGCAACAAACTTTCTTATACAACTTCTACACTTACCACACTCTCCGTCTTCATCACTGTAACATGACCTAGTTTTTAATAAGGCCTCCGTACTTCCACCATGTTTTAAGTACTCTCCCACCAGCTGTGTTTTTGTAAATCTTCTGTATGGTATAGTCAACCTTGCACCATCCAATGATACATCTGGATTTTTAGATTTGTTTGAAAACATATGATGAAATAAATCATTCATGTATTGAACAAATGGTTGGTCTTTATCATTTGTAGTATCTCCTGCTGTGGAAACCAAAATCATTTGATCTCCATAGAATGCTCCTGCTAATGCAAAGAAAGCATTTCTCATTGGTAATATATCATTAGACAAAACTTGATCATTCAATTTAAAACGATCATCTATGATAACCTTATCACCATACTCTTGTGTCTTAATAGATTTGATTTCTTGTTTGCACAAATCTTGACCAGTATCAAAATAAACTCTGACATCTGGTTTACTCAAGTATTCTGCACAATGACTATCTATTCCTGAGCTCAGCAACAATACTTTCTTCATAGCCTATTCCTTTATCGTCTATATAAATATCTGCTCTAATTTTTTCCATAACTAGTGCATGATATTTAATGTTATGTTTATTTAAAAGTTCTCTTGTTTCGTGAAAAATACTATAACTTCTTGCAGTATAAACCACTATAAAATTATATGAATCCTCAAAAAGTTCATCCATAACATCTGCTACTTTTGTTCTCTTATCATCCTTGATAATTGTACCATCAAGATCAAACGAAATTACTCTCATCACTATCCTCCAAAAAAACCTTCTAAAGATGCATCAGATTCTAAAAACCTATCATTTAATTCCATTTCCCAGTCTTTAGAAACATTCTCAAATACTTTATCTAAAAATAATAAATTGTCATAAATCTTCTTTGGGAAAAACTCTTTATAAACTTCTTTCATATTAGACTTCAATATTCTTGTAACATTTTCAAGATACTCTAATTGTAAATAGAGATTATGAAAAGCTATATTCATATTATAGTCTTTAAATCTAACAACCTCATTACCGTCTTTATCATCTTTATAATGATTAAAGAAAGAATACACATCAACCAGATCAGTACAAATAGGACAACTACAAGGCATTCTAAAATCTTTTGATAGTTCTCTATAACTAATCTGGTTAGACCAGTTCATAGAGGCCATGCCAGTGCCTATTATATATCTTGCTTCTGTGAAATAACCACCGAACACACAAGTCCTATTCCAGTATGTTGAATCATATGTTATCTGAACATCAATACCACTCTTATTTAGTAACATCTGAAGATACTGAAAATAAATCATACTCTCATTTGATGTTACACCAAATATATGAAAGAGATTACATTTCTCTCTATCGAACTCTTTGTTGCTATGTAAGAATAATAAAGCTGGAACGATACGACCTAGATTACCTTTCGTTCCACCATATGCCCAACCCTCAAACTGATACTTAGAAATATTATCATACCACTTCTTGATCTGTGCTATCGTTTGTCCTTGTATAACATTGAGTATCTTTGCATCAGATCTTGTTCTGTTTTCTGCATAATGTTTTGCTGAGTTAACAGAAAGCCTTAAACACTCTTCATAGTTTTTATAAGGTGATACTGATCTTTTCTTTCCGTTCTTATCTTCTCTTGTCATTCCTAAAGTAAATGTTGGTCTATCGAGAATTGGAAATATATCACCATTCTGTTCTGACCACTTCAATGCTATATCATCTGTATATTTTAAATGATTAACAGTTGAATGAGCTAA